GGCGGTTCGTTTGCCGGTGAGGGCGATGATGCAGTGGTAGCTGACTTTGCTGGCGGGCTCGATGCACCACGAGACGGATCCGGCGTAGGCTCCGCTCGTGTGGTGCAAAATCACATGGGTGGGCTTGATGACGCGGCCCGCTGAGATGTTTGGCGTGCGCTTGTTGGTCTGCTGATAAAACTTTGGCTCGGGCTTGAGGAGGCCGGAGGTTTTGGCGGGGGAGGTTTTGGGTGGCTTTGCGGGCTTCGGCTCAGGCGCGGGCGCGGGGGATTGTGCCGGCTTGGGCAACATGAAAAAGCGGGCGAGGAGCGAGAGCATCACTTGTCTTTCAGCGCGGGGATGGATTTCTGGAATTCGCCGAATGCGTTCCAGAGGTCGCGATTCGCGGCTTCGCTTTCGGTCAGGCGTGGCTCAAAGCGGACCGTTGCGCGGATGTGAAGCGTGCCAGCTTCACCGATGCGGTCGCCGAAAGGAGGCATCGGAACGGCCACGCACGAGGTCAGGAAGGCCATTGCGAGGAAGAGCCAGCCGAGGATCATCAACACGGCGGCGACTTGCTTGGGGGTCATTTTCCTTTGCGGAAAATGTTGATCGTGCCGACTAGGCCGAGGCCAGCGGCGATGATCTGGTTTTGCATCTCTGGCTCGAGCTTCACGCCGAGAGCGACTGCGACGAGGATGAGGCCGCGCCAGGTGCTGTTTTCGCTGAGACGATCGAGGACAAAGTAGATTGCGTTCATCGAATGGGCGGAGGTGTCAAAGGGTCAGGGCTTTTCCAGTTTCCGCTCGACGCGCTCGATGACCGCTTTGGCGCTAGCGATGACTCCGAGCATTTCTTGGTTCGCGGTTTTGAGGTGAGCCACAAACTCGGCGGTTTGCGTGTCCATTCGGTCTTGCAGGCTGTCGAGGCGGCCTGTGAAATAGCGGAACAAGACGCCGATTGCTGCAAGTCCGATGATGAGGAGGGCGACAAACAGCCAGCGGTCGCTTTGACCGCTGGCGTGAGTCGTGAGGGATAGGAGTTCCTCGGTCATTAGCTATTCGCCTGGGCGAGGAGATTTCCGACGATCGCGGTTGTGGCCACATTGGCGAGTCGCTCGGTGTTGAGGGCGTCGGTCTTCGCTTTGATCGCGGTGATGTCGCTGTTGGCTGGCGCGGTGTAGGCCGAACCGGCGAGGCGGGTTCCGACGGCGACATCCAGTTTTGTGGAATTGGCGTCGATCTCCTGGCGAATCTCGACCGCTGTCGGTCCGCTGGCGCTGGTGAGCGTGCGGGCATTGTAGTCCCAGATGTCGGCGGGAGTGACTGATGCCGGCGCGTTCGTGAGGTTTGTCACCGTGGCAAGCGTGCCGGATGGCGAGAGTCTCGAAGACACCGAGGCATCCAGACGCCCGAGTTCTGTTGCGAGTTCAGTTCGCACAGCTCCGGCCACTGTTGAGGCTGATGGCGCCGAGGATGTCGGGATGCTGTCGAGCTTTCCGCCGGTGCGCTCGAGGTCGGCACGGACTGCGGCGACCAGTGAAACTTCGCTGAGGTTGGTGTTGCCGATGGCGCCGACGATGGCGTTGAGGACTGCTTGGCCGTCGTTCTCATCGAGGAGCGAGCCTTCAACGGCGGCGCTGATCTGCGCGGTGGTCGGGATGTCAGAGACGGCTGCGGGCGAAGCCGGCAGGGTGTCGGTTTTGCTTTTGATCGCGGAGATGTCCGAGTTGGCTGGCGCGGTGTAGGAGGCCGAGGCGAGGCGGCTTGAGACGCTTGCATCGAGGTTGGAAATCTCCGTCAGCTCGGTGCGCACGGCCGTGGCCACCGAAGCGGCACTAGGCACGGACGGGAGGTCGCCGGTCGTGAGGGTTGAACGGCTCGAGATCGTTGCGTCGAGGTTTGCCAGTTTGGTGCTGTTGGAATCCATCTCGGTGCGGATCTGCACCACGCTCGGGATCGAGAGGGCGGAGATGGCGGACTCGACGAGGCTTTGGTCTGCTGGATCGCTTGGCAGTGCATCGGTCTTCGCTTTGATCGCGGTGATGTCGCTGTTGGCTGGCGCGGTGTAGGCCGAGGAAGCGAGGCGGGAGCTGGTTGTTGCGTCAAGGTTTTCGACTCCGGCGCGGCCGAGAACCCAGAGGCTCGGGATGTGCTGAGAATCAACCGTGCTGTCTGTGGTTTTGAAAATGGCTGCGTATTCACCCTCCGAGGAATTGTCGGTTGAGAGCGTGTAGGCATACAACCCGCCGCCGAGGGCGGTGGCGCTGCCTGCGGTCACAATCTGCGTGCCGCTTGGATTGTAGATGTCAACGGTGACGGTGAGGCCGGTTTTGCCTTGTTTCGACGCCGTGTAGAAGGCGAGGAACTTTACGGAGGTTGATACTTGTTCGAGCATGGGTGTGGGTTGGGTTAGATTTCTTCTTCGGGTTGGGGCAGCAGCGGGAGGACTTCGGACATTGGGAGGACTTCCACGGATGGGAAAAGCTCGGCGGGCAGGTGCGCAAATCCGCCGGAGTAAAGCCCGCCGGGACCGACTTCGGTCAGTAAATCCGCGCAGAGCATTCTGCGCCCATCCGTGAGATCGACGGGGCTGGCGACATGGCGCGGGTTGCCATGCTCGCTCTGCACGGTGGCGAGTTGCGCGGCGAGTTCGGGCGAGAAGACGAGGGCGAGGTCTTTCGTGGTTTCGTAGCTCACGGGCTGGGTGATGAGGTCGGCGAGTGTCATATGGCGGCGGCGAGGTCGGTCATGAGGGTGCTGACGCGGGTGTCGAGGAGGCTAAGGTCGATTGTTCCGCCAATACTATAAAATGATATTCTTGGATCGCAATACAGCGCAGCCGAGCTATTTGCATTTCGGGCAAAAACATAAATAGGCAGTGATGTTTCTGCATTCGGTGTTGATGTAATTGATTCTGTTGTTCCCGCTGTCCGAAAATTAATTGAGCTTCCGTTTCTGGATGTGCCGTGGAAACCTGCTGTTCGTGAAAAGGTTGTTGAAAAATCTCCACGGTTTTGTAATCTGATGTTTGTCAGAATCGTTGAGCTTGCGTTTGGCGTTATTGAAGAGTCAAAAGCCCCAATATACGCCAAATTAGAGGATGCTTCAGTAAGGGTTGCGTTGATAGATAAATGAAAGGAATTTATACTATCGGACGCTGTGTTTTCAGGTTGGTTTGAGTTTAGATATTTAGTTGATTGATTACCTTTTAGTCCTAACTCCCGATTATAGTCACCTGAAACAAAATTTGCATTGGTCGGAGCCGTGCCGACGAGTGGGACGAGTGCGCCGGAGAGCGTGCGTGCGCCAGCGAGAATGCAGGAGGCTTTGAGGGCGCTCCAGATGCCGTCGTTGTGGCAGCCGACGATGAAATCTGTGAACGCCGATTTCACGCCAGATTCCAAACTTTGACCATCGGCGGCTTCAACGGCAGCGATATAGGCGTTTGCGGCCAGCATGGCTATATCCGTGGTTGGCACGCGCAGCGGGGAGAGTTGGCCGTAGAGGGGGCTAATCATAATTCAAATTTCCCTTGTTCGACCACGCGCCGGTGGCGCTGGCTTCGGATGAGGTTGTGCCTGCGGAGTTGAAGATGGTGCGGGAGATTTCCCAGGCGGCGCTGTCGTAGACGCTGCCGGTGTTGGGGAAGTCCGAGTAAAGTAGGAAGCCGAGGTAGGTCGTGGTGCCGTCGGCGGAGATGTCGAAGGCCCAGACGCGATCGGGTGCGTCTTTGGTGCCGGCCAGCTTGTAGACTTCGCCGGTGCTGGGGTTGCGCGAGTAGAGTCGGCGGTCTGTGTGGTTCACACAAATTTCTCCCAAGGCCAGGTCGGAGGAGGCTGGGACTTTCGACGCTACGGTCGAGGATTTGGGCTTGATGATTGGGTTTGCCATGTGGCGGTTTTTGTTTTGCGGAGTTAGACCCCCCGCTTGGCGAGGCGCTATGGAGCGCCCCGCCGGGGTTGGTGGGCTGGTTAGTAGGTGCCGCCGTCGATGGTCGTCTCGAGGGCTGTGATGCGTGTCTCGTGGTCGGCCACATCGGCCTCGACTGCGGTCAGGCGGCTGTCCGCACTGGCGTTTTCGAGGGTGGTGATGCGGTTGCTCAACGAGGTATCGGCTGTCGAACGAGTCGAGCTTTCGGCGTCCAGATTGCTCTGAACTGCGGCGATGTCGGACTCGAGGCCGGACACATCCGATGCGCGGGAAGCGGCTTCGGCGGAGACTGCGGCGATGCGGGCGGATTCCTCGGAAACGATATCGGCTTCCGCTGCGGTGACTCGTGTGGTCAACGCGCTGAGGTCGCTCGAGACACCATTGATCGAGGTCTGAAGACCGGAGTCGCCAGCGATGCGTGCGGTCTCTTCAGCGGCGATGTCGTCGTTGATAGAAAGGATGGCGGCTGCCAGGGAATTGTCGTTTTCCAAATCTACGCTGTTCACGAGCGAGACAATCTCGGCAAAACTATCCTTATCAGCCTGTGAGGCAGAAAGGATCGCATCGATGCGGCCTTTCTCGGTCGAGATTTTGCCGTCCAAAGCGGTGTCGGCTGCTTCCAAAGTGGAAACGGCTGAGCTGAGCGCGGACTGGCGGGCTGATGTCTCGGCGGCGATGTCGTCGGCGAGGTCGCTCTCGGCTCCTTGAGCGCGGGTGACTTCAGCGGCGAGGTCGCTTGTCAGGGTCGCGTCCGCTGCGCTGCGCAGGTCGGCTTCGGCTTCTACCGCGCTGTTGACGAAGGTTTTTGTTGCGAATGTGTGGCTGCCGCCGATTGCGACTGGGCCGTTTGCTGTTCCTACAAAAAGTGAGGAATTTTGAAGGTCCATTGCCAACTCGCCAGTCTGAAGACTGATCGGAGCGCCTGAACCGCGTTTGATTTTAAGGATTGGATTTGCCATGGCTGATTAGGTGGTGGTGGTGGTTTTGGTTGGGCTGTTCGTGGGTGGGTGATTGTCAAAAAGTGCCGGCGTCGATCACGGGGATCATGAGGGCGTAGGCGCTCGCGGAGGGTGACCAGCGGTAGGGCATCGCCTCGTCGAGGGCCATGTAGAGTCGGTCCGGTTTCCCGATGCTCGGGAAGCTCGAGCGGCTCGGGTATTCGACGATGACGGCGGGGAGCGTGAGATCGAACGAGGAGAGGTCGAGCGTCTGGGTTAGGTTGCTTTCGGTGATCTTTGTCATGCGTAGACGAGAGTCTCCCGGTTGGCCCACGAGCCGACGGCGGTGGCGGTGGCGAGGATTTGGCCTGCGGCGTTGAGGGTGGATCGCTTGACGGTCCAGGTGGTGGCGGTCTCGGGCAGGGCTGGCGCGGAGGGGCGGTCGGCGTTTAGGAGGCGTCCGCTGTAGGTGGTCAGGCCGTTGGCGCTGATGTCGAATGCGTAGATGTAGAGCGTGGGATCGATCGGCGGCTGGACGGTTCGGAGGCCAAGGGCGGTGCAGGAGATTTGCATTCCGCTGGCGGGCGCGCTGTCGAATGTGATGGTGCCGGTGGCTTCGCTTACGAGGTAGTCGGTGGTGGGGGTTTGCGTGACGCCGTTGAGGGCGACGAGGACATGCTCGGCGTCAGAGCTGACTAGGCCGTCGATCGGGAAGGTTGTGGCAACGCCGTCACCGGTGCGGACGGTGGTGTTGATCGAGAGGCCGGGGGCCGAGGCGATGATGTAGCTCGAAAGGCCGGTGATCTCGGTGGCGGCGTGGGTGTGGATCGTGTCGGCTTTGGAGAGATCGACCCAGAGTTTGAATGCGGGGGAGGCCGATGGATCGAAGGCTGCCCAGTAGCTGCCTGGCGGTGGATAGCCAGGATTTGGCTCACCGATGCGGATGTAGAGTTCGCCGTTGAAGGTGACGACTTGTCCTGGGAAATAGTCGGCTCCGTTGTTGTAGGCTCCTTGGTAATCGACGGGCTCGGGCTGGAGGGCGGTGTCGGCGAGAGCGCCTTGGGCGGCGGTGGCTTTGCCGTCGATTTCGGACTGGAGGGTGTTGATCGCGGCGGCTGCTTCGGCGATGGAGTCAAGGGACTCGGTGCCGAGGTTGCTGGCGAGGAGGTCGATCCTCTGGCCGAGGGCGGCGTCTTCGATGGCAAGGGCGGCGAGGTCGGCATCGAGGCCGGTGATCTCGCTCTTGAGGTGCGTGTGGGCGGAAGGTGCGAAGGTCGTTGGCTTGCCGGTCAGGGATGACCAATCGACGGGCGGGGAGACGGCGACGACGGCCGAGGCGAAATCGGTGATCTGGCTGGCGGTGTGCGTGTGGCTGCTCGGCGGGAACTCGGTGGGCTTGTTCAGCACGCTTGCCCAAGTGGGCGGAGGCGCGAGCTGCGCGATGGCTTGCGCCGTTCGGAGCGGCGTCATCCATTTCGCGTTATCGGTGCCTGCGGTGGCTTCGGCCTGCGTGGCCTTGCCGTCGGGGAGCGCGGCGGGGGTGGCTTCGTCGCCGAGGATGACGCTATTCTGAATTTCGACTTGGAGGGTGGCGGTGCGCAATGCCTGGCTCGGAGCGGTCCAGCGGATCTCGAGATAGGCGCTGATGCTGGCTGGATCGGAGGAAAATCCGGTCTCGACCGGCAATGTATTCAGATCGAGGATGGTTTGTCCAGGAGCCGCCAAAGCTAGGAAATTGGCGTCAGAGAATGAGGTCTTGAGGGCGATTGTGGTCTGCGTGCCTGCGACGGGCAGGACGGCCACGCCGTTCTCCACGAAGATGACTTCAATGGGAACTTGGTCTCGGCGCTTGAGGACGAGCGTCTGGATCGCGACATTCGACGCGGCGGACTTTACGAACCGCCGGTTTTTTGAATCGAGGAAAAGTTTCATGCCGCTCGAGGAGCGGCGGGTGTCAAATCGGGCGGGCTTCCGAGCGTCTCCTAGAGCGGAGAGCGGAAGGCGGAGGGCGGAAAGAGGCGGTTAGATTTCCGGTTTCAGCACTCCGGTTTCCGGTTTCGATTCGACGGCTTCCCACTTGCCGATCGGGCATCGTTCGGATGCCATGCGTAGCTTGGCCCATGTGGAGCATCCGCACTTGCGACAGCGGCCGGTTTTGTTCAAAGCCTCGGCGTCCCACTCGTGGCAGGCGCGACAGGTGGCTTCGCGGGTGGCGAGGATTTCGGGCGGCGTGGCGGCAAAGCCGGAACGGGCGAAGCGGTGGCTTGCGTTTAAAGCCGAGCGCATTTGCGCATGCTTTTCGCGCAAGTCTTCTGGCATTTTGGCTAAAAAGTCAGCGTAAGTCATGACACGGTGACGGTGAAATTGAACTCTGTAGGCCCGCTCATAAAAGGCGGGAGACATTGTGCGGAGATTGTCATTGGATACGATCCCCTCGGGTCGAGGCTTGTAATGATTTTCGAGTCTTCCCCGTTTACGCCGCATAAATCTTGCTCACCCATATAATCATATAAAAGAACACCTTCCACATATAATGACAAAACCCAACAGCACGGCTGCGTAGGCGGAGCGCCAAAAAAACCAAATCCAGCCCTATAAAGTTGGATCATATATAAGTTAGTGTAGTTCATCGCTCCTGGCCCAAAAGCGTCCCAATAATCGGCGCAGGTTCTCGGCTCAAGGTTCGTTGGAAAGCCTTGAAGGTTGCATTCTGAGCCGGGGCAGACTGCGGCGGGATATTGAAATTCAGTCAATCCGCTCACTTGGTCACCGGTCAGGCTAAAATTAAAATCCCCAAGGACTGGAGGGCAATCGCGGCAAGGTTGGAAGTCAGTTGGCCCACAACACCCACACGACACAGCGCGGAGGCCGTCGTCAGTTTTGATTTTGATGGCTCCGGTGGATGTGCGGCCGAGGGTCATGGGAGAAAGTTAGATGCTGTATTTTTTTCGCAAGTAGCTCGTCACTCGGAAAATGTCCGTGTAGGATAGGCCCGTGCCGTAGACGAGGATTTCGGCAATGTCGCCGAGGAAATATGCGCTTTGCGTATCGCTCACTTTGGACCTTCCAAGGAACGGACCCCACTCGCTGATACTGCCACCCGGAAACACGGTGCTTGTGTCGTAGTTGTTGGAATCCGTCGAAAAATGGACGCTGCCGTTAAATAAGTATCTCCAATCATTTTGCGCACTAACGACATTGTAGATGTGCCAGCTATATAGACCACCCTGCCCGATAAATCCTGTCGGCACGCTGAATTGTTTTCGAGTGCTGCTGGCAAAAGAATCGTAAATAGCGGAGGCCGATGTGTAGGGATAATGTGATGCGCCAAAATCCCAAGTGGCTGCGCCGATATTCCCAAATATAGGCCCGCCCGAATAATTTAAATAGCCCGATGGACGCACAACGACAAAAGCGGTGGATGCGGCTAATCCAGTTATTGAACTAGGTATTTTGAAAAAACTTGATCCGCCAAAACGAATGACTGGTTTTGATGCGATTTGGTTGAGCGCCAATGTTGGCCCCGCGGTGCTTGTCGCATGGCGATTATTTCCGCTCTTGTCCTCCCAGCGGGCAATGGTGCCGCCTTGAGTAGTGACCGGATTTCCTCCGGTGGTAGCGTCAAAGAGGCCGTCTGCGGCGTCGAGCCACAATCTTAAGCCAGAGAGGGCCGTTGGTAAAAAGTCCGGCCAAACAAGTTCCTTCCCGACGAATGCAGCGGTCTGTGCTGTTCCGCCTGCGTAAATGACAGATGCCTCGCTGAGGTTCATTAGGAGACAATATAAAGCGTGCTCGGATCTGGATCTTCGGGCATCTCGGAAACCAAGGCGATCGCGGTGATTCCCCCCGAGGTCGCTAAATATTCTGAATGCGTGTGGGCGCTGTCGGCTTTGCCATCTAGCGCAGTTTGAAGGCCGGTCGTATCGGCGATGGTGTGCGTGTGGGTCTCAGGCGGGAAGGTTGCGGGCTTGTCGGTGAGGTCGTTCCAAGAGGAAACGCCGCCGCCGCCTCCACTGCTCGGCGTCTGAGGCACCCAAGCTGTGCCGCTCCAAGTCGGCACTTGACCTGTGGTCGCGCTGCTCTGCGTAAGATCAGAGAGTGGATGCGTGTGCGAGCTGGCAAGTTCTGCAATCGCCTGTGCTGTGCGGAGAGGCGACATCCATTTCGTGTTGTCTCCCCCGGCTTCCGCTTCGGCTTGGGTGGCGAGGAAGTTGCTTGTCGAGCTGGTGTAAAAGAGCGGCAAGTCGGCTGGCGCGCCCTCGTCGCCTCGGATGACATCGTTAAAGATCGTGATCGGCAGCGTGAGAGAAGATCCGACAGAGGAACCGCTCATCCATTGTATCTCAAGCATTGCGCCGACGCTTGCGGGTTCGGCAGCGAAAAGCGCCTCTAGCGCCGTGGTGTTGAGGTTAAAATCACCTGTGTAAACGGTGTCCGCGCCTGTGCCGGAGACCGCGAGCGTATCGGTGGCGAGAAATTCCCCGGCAAAATCCTCGGAGGCCTTGACCCCCACGCGGGCGATCGTCCCGACGGGGAGCGACTGGACGGCACCGCCACGCAGGAACTGGACCTCGAAGGCATCGTTGTCCCTCCGCTTAAATTCCAGACGAGTCGCGGGGCGGGTGGCGGTGGCGAGAATTCGCCGGGAATCGATGTCGATGTAGATGCGCATGGCTACTTGGTTCGTGGGGTGTCAAAGAGGCATCAGCATTCCTCTGTGGCAATCCATTTGAGGTTGCCCTCCACCGCGCCGAGGACATGAGTTCCGGTGTCCGGGGCTTGTAGCCACAAAAGAGCTCCACCAACGATTCCGAACACGCCATCTTTTGACGACGGCGGGGCAGGCTTGAAGATTAGTCGGCGCTGCGTATGTCCGCCGGGGCCAGTGAACTCATCCACAGAAAACGGCTGCGGAGTGCCTTGCGGGGTAGTGTCAGAAATCTCCAAGAAGTCATAAACGAAATTCGCGTCCAGGTCTTTGGCTGAAATCTGAATCGGGTAACCGCCAGCCCCGCCTGTGGTAGCGGCGGCCGCTTTTTCTGAAAAACTGACAGGCAGCTCATTCATACGACCCGAGGCACCATGGACACGACCACATCGGCTTCATCCAATTCGCCAAAATTTCGTCGGCTGACACTGGTTATTTCTGGAAGCCAACTAATGGACAGAGACTCGGCACCGTCGACCGTCTTTGTGCCGGTGAGTTGTCGTTTTAAAAATTTCGGAGTGGTGGATATTGTTTGGCCGTTATTAAAAGCACTTATTTGCGACGATGGCGTTCCCGCCGAAACAACCGAATGGCCGATCCACGAGTCGACCATGTAGGTCTCGGCGATTGTCCAGTTGAATTCCTTCGGAGGAGGCGTCTCTGCGTCAGGAACGGGTGGGGCGTCGAATGTAAACGTTTCCTGAAAAGATTTTGAGAGGGTGATTATTTCATTGCTCAAGGATCGGCTTCGAACTCCGGAATCGCTGTAAGCATCGAAGGCCATTTCAAGCAGGCCCATGTCGGTGGTGGAAACCGCTGGCTCAGGAAATACCGAGCCGTTCTGTTCGGCCAAGTCGAGCGCTTCGGATTCTTGACCTGGCTTGAATAAAATCGTCCCGCTGATTTTTTTGAGGCCGTTCCGAGAAACCGACTCGGTTTTTCCTGGCAGGAGAATTGGAAAATGTCCGTAAATCGTGGTCATTTTATTAAGCTGTCAACGCGGCGACGGGGAGGCGGGGTTCGATTTTTTCGAGGAGTTTCTTGATGTCTTCGACGAGGGTGTCGAGGGAGGACTTGCCGCCTGATTTGTCGCCACCTTTGGCCGCTGTGTCGGTCTGGCCGCTCTGGCCGGGTTTGTCCACGGCGTCTTTCCCTGCCATGCGGGCGCGGAAATCCTTCGTGCCTTCGGCCATGCGGTCGCGGAGGGATTTGGGCGCTTCGGTGGCGGTGTCTGTTTTATCTATGGGAACCGATTTCCCGAACTTGCCAGCCGTTGACCGCCCTTCGCGGGCATCCAGAATTCGGCTTTTGAGTTGCGTGTCGGTTTCACCAAGTTGTGAACGGAGGCCGTAGTCTTTTGCTATATCTGTGGTGCTTCGCTTGTCTCTGTTTTCACCGACCCCACGGACGGATTCATCGAGCGCAACGCGTTCTTCTTTTTTTGCGAGTTGATTGGCGGCTCGTCTTGCTCCTGTAAAGTCACCTCGGTCGGTGGCATCTTTTGCTTTTTTTTCCAAACGCCCGCCACGATCCACTCGGTCTTTTGACTGAGCATCGTCGATCGATTTCATCAGCTTGGCGGATTCGGAGAGGTCGTCTTTGATGCCTTTGGCGCTGCCTGCGGCTTTGGCCATGGCGGAGGCGAATTTATTGGCTTCTGGTTCGCCCATCCCGGCGTCGATGGCCTGCTTGAGATAGCCGTTGAAGTCTTTCTGGTATTGCAGTGCTTTGACTTGCTCTTCGTTACCACCGGCGAGGGCTTCGGCGATCTGGAGGTCGAGCGCGAGGGATTTTTGCTTTTCTTCGTTGCTGGCGGCTTGCTTGGCTTTTTGGTCTTCGAGCTTTTTGTCGGTGGCGGCGACTTTGTTTTCGATGAGGTCGTTGAGGTCGGCGGAGGTTTTGAGTTCTTCATTCACCCCGCCGATGCTTTGGGCCTGCTCGTCGGTCTTCCCGGCGATGGAGTCGGCGAGGGAGAAATTGCCTTCGAGGAGGGGCTTGGTGCCTGCGATCTCGTCGCCGACTTTCGACCAACCATCGGAGAGGTCTTTGAGCTGTGGCTTGAAATCCGCGCCGAGGGAAAATGATTCGGCCATGCTCTGGCCTGCGGTGTCGGCTTTTTCGCCTGCGCCTTGGAATTCTCCGGCGGCTGCAGCGGCGGCGAGCCCTGTTTTTGTTAGCTCGGCGGCGGCCGTGGATGCTCCTTCGCTTGTTTTATTTATCGCGGCATTGGCTTCGGTTTGAGTCTGCGCGACCTCTTTGCCCTTATTGGTGAGTGCGGTCAGTGCATATCCGAATGGCGTAAAATTATTAAACGCCTGCGCCATGTAATAGTTGAATCCATTGAGAGATTCAGCCACGGCATCATAAACGACCGATTGGCCTTTGGCGGGGGTCGCGCTCAGAACGGCAAAAAGGTCTTTCGAGTATTGAATCGCGCCTTTCATCGCCGGGATGAAGCCGTCGTTGATCGAGCTGACCACCGTGCTTGTTGGGGTAATTAGCCCCTCGCCGAGCGCGGTTTTGAGATTGGTAAACTCTGCGCTGAGGATTTTTGTTTGAGCCGCCAGACCATCACTCGTCCTTGCAAAATCTCCTTGGGCGTCGCCGCTCTGCTTAATGATTAAATTGTATGCAGCTAAACTCTTTGTTTGAGCGTCCAAAGCCCCTGTTCCGTCATACAAGCCTAGCTTCATCGCTTCGGCCTTCAGTGTTGCCTCGTCAAGGAACACATTGAATTTCCGAATAGGTTCAGACTCTCCACGCAAAGCGGATCCAATCGCCGTAATCGCTTCTTCTACTGAGGTATTCTTGAAAGAAGCAAAATCTGTCGCTAGCTGAACGAGGTCTTTTGAGAACCCAACAAGTGAATTTCCGCTCAATCCGGCTGCTTTTCCAAAACTCGCAAAAGTCGCGGCTGCCTCCATCGCTTGCTGCGTAGACTGTCCAAGACTTGTAGAAGCCGTAGCAGCCCAAGAACGAATGGAATCTGCAGTGTTTCCAAAAATCACTCCAACCTGAGAAGATGTCTCCCCGAGATCAGACGCCAGTTTGATGGCATCGCCAACAAACAAAAACGCCTCACGGAAGCCCATGACAGCGCCGTAGGCCGCCGTAAGCGATGCGGTCATTTTGCCAATCTGCCCGGCCACAGAGCCGAAGCCCGTGGACGCCTGCTCGGCCTGCACGGAATCAATCGCGGCGTCGAGTTGCTTGAAATCGGCGGTAGCGGAGTCGGCGGACTGCCCCATACTCCTGAGTCGTTTTTACATCGACTCGTGTTGTCCGATAAGACGCATGGTGTCCTCGAGTTGATCGAGCGTGAGATTGCCGCTCTTGACTTGGCTTTTCAGCCCGAGGATTTCGTCTTGGACTTGCTTCAGAGCACTGCTGAGGCCGACATCTTTGGCCCCGAATTCGACCGTTACATCACTCATGTGAGACCAGCCTCCTTAGCTTTCACATACCGAATGGCGTGGTTCATCATGCTGGTCATTTTTTTCTTAGCTAGGTTGACCGCGAAGGTTTCGTTTTTGGTGTCCAATGTTTCACGCGCATAGCGGATCTTATTTGTCATAGAAACGGAGTGAGATAGACCCCGCCCTTTTTTGCTCGAAACAGAGGCTTCGGATTGGCCGATATTTTTTTCAACCCAAGCTGGAACTCCCTTCATTGGCTCTCGGACATCGGCTTCGCATTTCTGCGCGGCAAGCGCCCAACCTGCCTTTGCGATGCCGACTTTCTTGATAGTGGCCCGCAGATATTTGCGATAAACGGATTGCTTGATGATGGCGCGGTCAAGCAAGCCGAGCCGCTTGGATTTTCCATTATTCCAGTTTTTCTGATGGAAAACCCATGCGCCTGCTTCGGAGTCGATCGTCTCTTGAGTATCGCGCGCCCAGATAATGCCCGTCTTGGTATGGCGCAATATCTCGCGCTTGTTCTTCCCCATGTTGATGACTTCTTTCCACCATTCGGGTTTGACTGAGGTGAAAAGCCCTCGCAGGTCTTTGCGAATTTTGCCCTCGCCCCGTTGCT